CGTGATGGGCAGGTTGTTCAACGCGGTGAGCAATGGCGCTGACCACCTGTTTTACTACTACAATCACCTTCTGAGCCACGACGGCACAACCGAGGCTTGGATCGAAAACGCTTCGGCGCTGGATCAGCGCGCGCTGCCGGTAATCGACATCGCCGCATTCTATCCCGATACATCGATTCGGTTGCACGGCGAGTTGCTTCGCTACCTTCGCGCATCCGCCTGGATCCCTCGCGCGGAAGCTCTCCGCGCCGTTAGCGACTACGATTACGCCAGCGAACAGATGATTCTCGACGGCGCGCTTTCAAGGTTTCGCGTGCTTGTTTTTCTGTGGGGCAATGAAACTGAGCGGCCGGTTCTCGAAAAGATCGACGCATGGGTACGAGCCGGCGGGATTGTCATCTATCCTCTTCGCCAGCAACTTCGCGAAGGATTGCTCGGAACGGTGGAAGGTGACCGCTCAATTTCCGAACGCTGGCGGAAAGGAGATACCGGTAAGGGCCGGGTGATTTTTTACGAGGGGCACCCGAGCATCCCCGGGTACATGGAGTTTCTCGCCGCGGAATTGCGAAAACTGCCGCTGAGGCCGCGCGTTCGTCAGGCATTGGAGATGGAGCGCCCCGCCAGCGTGTACTGGAGCGTGCTCGCGAACGGAAAGCTTGCGCTGTTCAATTTCGACGACAACGCGGCCGCAATTCATCTGGCGGACAATCGTGCAATCCGCCTAAAACCTTACGAAGTGAAGCTGGTCAGCGCGGCCGATCCGCAAAGAACGCGCTGACCATACAATATCCCGATCTTCTGAAGTTCTGCGTTGCGGGACTGTGTGTCCGGCGAGCTGGCATTGCGAAATGCAAATATAGGCGCGCCCTGACTTCTAACTTGCCCTGCCGCTATCAGCTTTTAAGGATTTGGGTGAACCTTGTTGAGCGGCGAGAAGGTCGAGCATATCATTCGCGTGCTCTTCTTCGTTTGTCAGAATGCTCTCCATCATCACACGGGTAGTGGGATCTTTTTCGCCGAAGAAACGAATTAGCTCTCGATAGTGATCGCATGCGATTCGTTCGGCGACAAGGTTTTCTTTGATCATGTCGATGAGATTACTCCCCTCGACATATTGCGAGGCAGATCGTGTCGCCAATCCTTCCGGATTGAAGTTGGGCGTTCCACCAAGTTGGTTGATGCGCTCGGCGACCGCCCTCATATGTTCCTGCTCTTCTTTGGCGTGTTCTTCGAACTCCTGTCTGACGGATGCGCTCGACACGCCCGAGGCGGCCACCGCGTTCATCGTGTAGCGAAGAACGCAAACGATCTCAGTGGCCAACACGGTTTGCAGGACGTCAATCGTTTGTTTAACGTCTCCTTCATAGTTGGATGTTACCGGGCCTTGGTCGATATTCGCGCGCGCCTGCGCCCGCAATGTCTCGACGTCTGTGAGGAAGGGCTGCTCTTTTGCCATACAACCATTCTTACCTGCCCAGGGCGAGCGAACTTACCCAGCAAAACCACTAGAGGGGAGCTCGAACCGTCAACCGGGAGTGTTCTCGACCAGCGCCTGGAGGGGACTTCCGGCCGCGGCGGCGCGTGTCTAGCAGGACCTCAGTCGTTCGAAAGTGTGCCCGCATAAGCGAGTCGACGTTCGCTCGCGATCAGCTTCAGGTCTCTGACGGGACAAATGCGCTGCATCACTTCTTCGACCCGGCCCGGGTAATCCTCGTTCGGATTATAGATACGGAGCTTCGCATTCGTATCGCGGTGACGGTAGAGGGACGACTTTCCGAGTTTAAACGCGACCTCCGCGATGCCTGCGCGGATGGTCGGAAAACTGCGCTCGCCATTGGCCCAACCCAGAATGTTGTTGTTCTTGAAGGCCTTGCCGCCGCTGGATTCGATGATAGAAATGCTAGGAAGCAGACGCCAATCAAGATTGTTGTCGTCCGCCACACGGATGAAGTCTTCCGCCAGATTTTTGATCGGACAATGCAGTTTGCTAAAGAACCGCTGTAACCGGATGGTGCGGGGGTCAGCCGGTTTGACGACGTCGTGGCGAGGCGGCGCGGGTCTTGCAGGTGCGGCCTGATCTATTCGTACCGTTGTCACTGGCGCGGCCAAAATTCCGGCCATCACCAAAAGATTCTTCGATACAGAAAGTTTCACTCGCTTCGATACTCCTTAGTTCTGAAATGTACAGCTCGCGAACTCAGGCGGGGAAGGATTGAAAAAAGCTGAGGACGCGGTCGGGTTGGAGCCTGCCGGCTATGAAGGGCAGCGGCTATAACCAAAACGCATAGGGGGATTGTAGCAGATTTATGGCTCGAATCCAGCTTGAAAGTACCGGGTCAGGCTGACCAGGAGTATAGATAAGCATGAAACCAATCTGATCACAGTATGCTACATTACCGGCACATTTTCGTGTCGGTCGGCTTTTGATCAATGCGCGGCGAACGCAGATAGGGCCACCACGACCTTCGAAGCAATTGGATCACGAATTTTCTAATCTTTTATCCAGCTCATTTTCAATTACTTATCTGGATCGCCAGCTATTCTCGGTGGTCCGTGGCTGCTAGTTTTGTGTGCGTACCGGCTTAGGTTGCGCAGAGATTACAAAGCACATGGGAAGAATGATCAGGTTGAAAGACGAGAAGCGAGACCCAGGCAGGGGCGGATGGCGTGGCGGGAGTATCGCCAAGCGTAAATCTGCGGGAGACCGTGAAATCCGCGCGGAGGTGGGAGTCGGGATAGACGGCGAGCGCCAGTGCGGCGACGGCGACTATTACGCGCCGGCGGCGCGAATGCAGGCGCCCAGCTTCGTAAAGAAATTCCGCCGGCGAATACAAGGATTCCTGTGGAACCGGGCGGAGAAACAAGGCGTGGCCGACTACTTGAAGATGATGGACGCGGAACGTGAGACGGCAAAACGATCCGTACAGAAGCGGCCGAAAGAGGTGCGGGTGTTATGGGTTCACGAAGACGCGAAAGGCTAACGACCTGGCGCGTCCGGTTCGATCCGCTCCCTTCGCAACGAGCTTTCGTCAACTGTGCGGCGCGATTCAAAGGCTTCTCGGGTCCGGTGGGCGCGGGTAAAAGCATGGCGCTGTGTTTTGCGGCATTCCGGTTGGCGACAGAGAATCCGGGCTGCCAGGGGCTGCTGGGCGCTCCGACGTATCGAATGATGAGAGACGTGACACAGGTGGCGTTTTTGCGCCTGCTGGACGAAAGCGGGGTTCCCTATGAGTTTCACAAATCGGAGAACATTATTCGGATTGAGGAGATCGATTCCGAGATCCTACTTCGGTCGCTGGATGAACCGGAGCGTTTGCGCGGAACGAACCTGGCGTGGTTTGGAATCGACGAATTAACGCTTACAACGGAAGACGCGTGGACGCGTCTGGAGGCAAGGCTTCGGGAACCGAGAGCGCGGCGGCTGTGCGGGTTTGGCGTTTGGACGCCGAACGGCCACGACTGGGTGTACCGGCGCTTCATCAAGTCGGCGATCCCGGGATATGAGTGCATCCGGGCGAAACCACAGGAGAACAAGTTCATCCTCGAAGCTAATCCGGATTTCTATCAACGTCTGGAGCATAGCTACGATCCCCGGTTTTACCGGCAGGAAGTGCTTGGTGAATACCTGAACATTTTGCAGGGACGAGTATACGAGTGCTTCGATCGGGAGCGGAATATCGCTGCAGCCGCTTACGACGCGAGGCAGACTCTGTACTGGAGCCTGGACTTCAACGTGACGCCGCTCTGCTCAGTGCTTGCGCAGAAACGCGACGAGGCGCTGTATGTGATGGATGAGATTTCACTTCAGAACGCAACGGTGAGCGATGCAGTGGATGCCTTAAGAAACAAGATAGCCGATCTCGAGGCGCCGATCGTGATCACCGGGGACGCGAGCGGACGACAGCGATCGGTAACCAGCGCCGGCGACACCTACAGCGAGTTGAGGCATTACCTCAACAAAGCCGGATTCAGGAATCACACGATGCGGGTTGCTTCGCATAACCCGGCGGTGCTGCAGCGAGTAAAACTCGTGAACGCCAAGATGCTGGATTCGTGCGGTGGCACTAGTTTGTTTGTGGATCCACGCTGCCGGGAGTTGGTGAAGGATCTCGAGGAGGTCCTGTTCAAGCCGAACGAAGGCGTGATCGACAAGGCCAGAGACCCAGCGAGAACGCACATCTCAGATGCGCTGGGCTATTTGGTTTGGGAGCTATTCGGAGAGAAACAGACGGTGGGCGAAATGAACAAGAGGCTGTTTTAAGGCGTTTAGAGTTGCGGCAGACGAGTAGAAGGGAAATGAATATGTTCGATATCGACAGGGAGCATCCCGAATACAAACAGCGAAAGCAGATGTGGCGCTGGTATCGCGATTTGTATGCCGGTGGTCAACAGATGAAGGACAACGCGGCCGAATATCTGACCCGCCGCCAAAGGGAGCCGCTGGACGTTTATGGTGAGCGGCTGCTGCGCGTGTTCTATGAGAACCACATTGGATCGATTGTCGACTGGTATGCAGCTACTCTGTTTCGCCGTGAACCGCAGATCGCTTTTGAGGGCGAAAGCGAATTCGGCCGCGCATTTTTTTCGAGTTTCTGCGACAACTGCGATTTGAAAGGAACCGGGCTTACCGATTTCTTCCGGCAATGCTTTATCGACACGCTGGTCGGCGGGACGAGCCATATCCTGGTGGATTTTCCCCGATTAGACCGGCAGCCCGTAAACCGCGCCGAGGAAGAAGCAGCGGGGTTGTCGCGCGCCTACCTGTCGCGGCATAGAGCCGAAGAATTGATCAACTGGAGCAACGACGAACAGGGGCAGTATGAGTGGGTGGTGCTGCGCAGGACGCAAAAACGGCAGCATCACATCGAGAACGCCGAGATTGTAGAAGAGACCTACTGGTATTACTTCGACAAGCAGAGCTTTCGTGTTTACAGGCGCGAGCGGCGCAATGAACAAGGCCAGGCGGAACTATTGGCTGAAGGACTGCACGGTCTGGCGAAATTAGGTCGTGTGCCACTCTTTACGATGCGAACGAGCGAAGGGCTCTGGTTGATGAACAAATCGGCGCTACTACAGTTGGAGCATTTCAACAAGTCGAATGCGTTGGGATGGGCCATCACGATGGGATTGTTCGCGATGCCGGTGATCTACTCCGACCGGGCGTGGAATCAGATTGTCGGAGAGTCGTACTACATCCAGCTTGGAGCACAGGACCGCTTCGGATGGACGGAACCGGAAGGAAAGGTCTACCAGATCGCCGTCGATAACTTATCGCGGCTGCGGGACGAGATCTATCGCGTGTGCTATCTGTCGCAAGCATCCGGTGAGATATCGGGCGGTCATGCGCAATCGGCGCTCAGCAAGATGCGTGATTTCGCGATAACAAATGAAGTGCTGCGTTCATACGGCGACGGAGTGAAGGATACGATCCGGAAGGTGCTGGAGGCGATTAGCGCTGCGCGCGAAGACGGTATCACGGTTTCGGTTTCGGGACTCGACGAATTCGATGTCGGCGATTTCGGAACGGAGCTGAAAGACGCCCAGACACTGCTGCAGCTCGGGATCGATTCACCAACGTTAAAGCAACAGATCTATCAGAAACTGGCCCTGAAATATCTGTGCGACGTTCGCCAAGAAGTAAAGGAGCAGATCGCGAGCGAAATCGAGCAAGCGGTGGGGAAGCCAATTGAGTAGGCGCGAGGCACGCCTCCCCGTTTACCAATACTGCGCTTACGGAAAGAGTGAGGAGTGTATGTCCGAACAGATTGAAAACGAAGAGACAGCATCGGCGCCCGGGATTCGCGACGTCGTGCGAGACGTAATCGAGGAATTTGTCAGGGCGGAGCAGAGCAAAGCCGAGCCGGCTTACAAGACCGAACTGCTCGAAGAGCGCCGAAAACGGGAGGCATTGGAGACACGCCTGAATCATCTTGTGGAAGAAAACAGGCGGGCTCAAGCCGCCGTCGAAGAGGCCGATCGTCACTCGCAGATCCGGGCAGAACTGCAGCGGATGGGCGTGTCCAAGGTCGACTTGGCGTTTCGAGCCGTGAAGGACGACATTATCCGGGGCGAAGACGGGCGACTGATAAGTCGCGATGCTCAGGATCAGAAACCGGTGAGTGAATATCTGCGAAAGTTTGTCGAAGAAAATCCCGAGCTGCTGCCGGCGCGCATCGCGGGCGGAAGCGGGGTGCATTCCACGACGCGCAATGCCGTTGCGAACGCCCCCGCCACGGTAGATATCGACAAGATTAAGCCGGGCATGGGCAAGGACGAATTGGAGCGGATTCGCCAGGAAGTAGCGCGCTTCGCGGCGCAGAGTTTGCGGGGAGCCTAGAGCTAAATCGGCGACCTCACGAGAACGCCCGAAGGGGCGTATGAAGAGCTGAGCCGCATTCGTTAGAACGAGCGGCAACAGCTTCCGGGGTACTCGAAATACAGGAACCTGGAAAGCCGCGCAAAAGCGCGGTGCAGTACACGGGCAGCTTCGGCTGCCCATTTCTATTTAGGAGCTATATGTCAACCATTACATCTGCCAATCTGGCAAATGCGATCGTCAAGCTGGTGGCCGCGGACGCATTGCCGGCACTGGTAAGCAACCTCATCATGGGAAATCTGGTAAACCGGGATTACGAGCCCGTGCTTGCCAACGCCGGTGACACGGTCAACGTACCGATTCCGCCGACCCTGGTAGCCAACAACATTGCCGAGGGCGGTTCGGTTACGCCGCAGACTCCGAGCCTGGGGAATGCGCAAATTGTCCTCAATACGCATACCGAGGCGACTTTCCAGATTCCGGACGTGACGAAATGCCTCGCTGTTCCCGACCTGATGAAGGTCTACATGCAGCCGGCTGTCGTTGCGATTGCGGAAAAGATCGAGAGCGACTTGCTGAATCTGTACAGCAGTTTCTCGGCGAACACTCCGGTCGGCACGGCCGGCACGGCGGTGACGGAAGCGACAATCGACGCGGCGGAGACGGCACTGTTCCAAGCAAAGGTTCCCGCAAGCGAGCCGAAGTATCTGGTGGTCGATTCGTCAACGTATTCGCAGATTCGGCAGATTCCGCGATTCAGCGAGTATTATTCGGCCGGCGACGCGGGGCTGCGCGCTCTTGTCGAGGGCAACGTCGGAAAGATGAAAGATTTCTTTATCTTCCGTTCACAGCTCGTCGCGAAGACCGGCATGAGCACCGTCAACGTTCACAACCTAGCTTTCAGCCGCGATGCCATCGGGCTGGTTGTTCGCCGGCTGCCTCAGCCACTGCCTGGGACCGGCGCGATCGCGGAATACGCCGAGATGGGGAATTTCGGAATTCGCGTGGTGATGAGCTACCAGCCGAACACCTTGTCGCAACAGTTTACGGTGGATGTGCTGTACGGCTGCGGTGTGTTGCGGAATACGTTTGGCGTTCAGGTGAACAGCTAATAGCAGATAGGGGCGGGTTTGTCCCGCCCTTTGAGGCGAGGCATGCCTCGCCCCTACATGCCGAGCATGCCCGGCACAAGCGTAACAGAAGAGGAAGCTATGGACTTAAGACAGTTTTACAAGAAGATACGCGATGTGGAAGCGACGATTCCAGAGCAGTTCCCGTTCGTAGTCAGCCTGGAGACTTCAGATGGCGGAAAGCCGGGCGTGATCACTGAGGCGCCCAGATACCAGGCTGCCCGAATGATCGTCGAAGGCCGCGTGAGACTTGCATCCGAAGAGGAGAAACAGGTCTTTCTAGAACAATGCGCCGTGGCTAAAAAAATGGCCGAAGAAGTAGAAGCGGCCCGGCGCCTGCACTTCAGCCTGTTTGCAGGGCTCGAAGGGCGACCGGCGTTCACGCCACAACGCCATTCGAAGAAATAGGAACGATCTGCCATGGCTCTCTTCAACGATTCGGGTTTGATCGGGATTGCAGATCTCGAGGCTTATGAAACTAACCTAAGTAAGGTCGCTTCGACGCACGGCATCAATATAGACACAAAAACAGCGATGGCGCTGGACCAGGTCGGCGACCGCCTTCTGCAAAGACTCGTGCGGGCGGGAACAGCGGATTCGCAGTACATCGATCCCTGGTTAACCGGAGCGACCGCTATCTATTCCATGCCACCGCAGCAGCGCTGGCTGTTCACACTCAGCAACGTCGTCGTGACAGGGCCGCTGCACCGCTGGATCTGCTTCGAGGTGCTCTCCCAGGTTTTCGCGGAAGCGTACAATACCCAGCTAAACGACCGGTTCAAAGGCAAGTGGACCGAATATACAGCGCGGTCAACCGATGCGGAACGTAGCGTTTCTCAGTTGGGGATCGGCGTTGTTCACAATCCGCTTGCGCGGCCCGCGGAAGCGCAGGTGACGGTGGCCGCGGGATCGATTTCCGCCGGGATCGTCGTGGTGCAGGCTGCGTGGGTAAACGCTCAAGGAAATGAAGGGACGCTGAGTCCGCTAGTTCCGGTTACCTTATCCGATTTGTCCTCGATTACGGTGGCGATGGCCGGCAATGTGAGCCAGGCGCCTCCCGCGGCTACTGGTTGGAACGTCTACATCGGGTGGGACGGCGCGGACCCGTCGCGGCAAAATTTGGCGCCTCTCGCGACGGGCGCAACCTGGTCCGTGCCCGGGACAGGCTTTGTCTCCGGCCCCGCGCCAATTAACGGACAGGAGCCGGAGTTTTACATCATCGATCCACAGAAGCTGAGGAGAGGATAGCGGATGACGCCCATCACACTAGAGGCGGCGAAAAAGATAGCCACTTTGTTCACGAATAATTCCGATATCGAAGTCGAAGTCAACTCGATCGCGACGGGGAGTTCGTACATAGTGCCGGTAATTCCGGTATCGCAGGTGTATCTGAGTTCAACACCCGTGAATATGGCGGACATGCAACAGCAACTGGGTTATCCACGACTCAGCGTGTTCTGCAGCCGCTTCGTCAATCAGCATCGCGAGAAATTCCGGTCACTGTCCGGAACGCTGGCGATCACGGTGGAAATTGCGGTAACGGCCGATTTGGTCGATCTTGTCGAGAACTGGATGCATTACTACGTCGAGGCAGTAAGCAACATCCTCCGGAAGAGCGCGGGCGATCTGGGAGACGGCGTCTTCTTTCCGGGCACCTACCAAGTGGACGTTCAGCTCGCGCAGGCTGGCGGCAGCGGCTTTTTGCAATTGGCGCAGGTGACGTGCGAACTGGGCGTGAGCCGCAATTAGGAGCAAGCAGAATGGCAAACTATATTTCGTCAAATGCGAACAGGTTCTACGCGGCGATTGAGCCATCGTATGGACAAGCCGCGCTTGTATCCGCCGCGAACCGGTTTCCCGCGGTACGCATGTCGATACAGCAAAATCTGGAGCAAAGCCGCCGGCACGACAAGACCGGTTCACGAACATTTCGAGGGATTCCAAAGACAGCTCGCCGTGTCACAGCCTTTGAAACACAAACATATCTCACCTCCTGGAGCGGAACGGGATCGCCCGCCTACGGACCACTGTTTCAGGCCGCGTTCGGCGCGCAGCCATTGTTGAACAGCGGGTTGACAATCCAAAGCGTTCCGCAAGCCGGAGCACTCCAAACAACAATCCCACACGGCTTAACGGCCGGATCCGCCGTATCGTTTAACAACGAAATTCGATTTGTCGCAAGCGTGAGGGACGCGCAGACGGTTGTTCTGAATGCGGGGTTCAGTACAACGCCCGCTGCCGGTTACGGCTTAACTCCGGCAATTACATACCGGCTATCGACAGATCTGCCGAGCATGACCTTGTACGACTATTGGGACCCGATCACGGCCGTGCAGCGGGCGGTAGTTGGCGCTGCCGTCGATACCCTCGATGTTTCGGTGAACGGCGATTTTCACGAGTTTACGTTTCGGGGGCCGGCAGCCGACGTTCTGGACTCACAAACATTTGCGGCGGGCACGGCGGGCCTAAGCCAGTTTCCGGCAGAGCCGCCTCTCGGCCAGTTCGATTACTCGCTAGTTCCCGGTCATCTGGGGCAAGCGTGGATTGGCGCCCCGGCAAATGAGTTCTTTACTCTCATCTCCGCGAGCATTCGTCTCAATAACAATGTCAGCGCGAGAAACCGGGAATTCGGAACCGCGATTCCTCGAGCGATCTCGCCGGGAGCACGCCAGGTTTTAACTCATCTCAGCGTGCTGGCGCAGGATGACGCGCAGACGACGGGGCTTTTTCAGGCGGCCCGATCTCGAACAACGCTTCCGGCAATGTTGCAACTCGGACAACAGCAAGGTCAATTGATGGGCATTTACATGCCGAGCGTCACGCCAGAGCTTCCACGATTCAACGATGGACAACCGGAGCTGCAGTGGGATTTCCAAAATTGCCAGGCGCAGGGACAAGCCGATGATGAAATCTTTGTCGCGTTTGCATAGGCCCGTTCGATTCGAGAGTTTGCGCTGGGTTGACAGCGAAACGATGGCGGGCGTTCGTTTCGCGGTAAGAAGGCCGTCGCTTGCGCAGCGGATCGAGCTAACGCGCCGCGCTCACGAACTAACGTTGCGGCACGAGTTTCTGAAGGCCGGCAGCGAAGCCGAGAAACTGGAAGGCGCCCTCGGCGAACTGATGGTTCAGCAACTGTATATCGAGTGGGGGCTCAAGGCAATTGAGGGACTCGAAATCGACGGCGAGCCGGCGACACCGGCGGCGCTGATCGACAGAGGTCCCGAAGAGCTTGCAGTGGAAGTCGCATTCTGTGTCGTTCGCGAGTGCGGATTGACCGAGGACGACCGAAAAAACTTTTAGTCGCATTCCATTTCCAGCGTTCAGGCCGGGCCGCATGGGATTGCGACGACTGCAGGCGACGCGGCTTGGTCGAATTACGAAACTGCGGATTTCGGCGCGGAACTACGAAGGAGCGGAACGCGCCGGTGTGGGCGCGGCATAACGTGTCGACGAGCCAATGCCCTAAATCGATAATTTCCGCCGAAAGCCTTACGTTTCTAGAAGAATTCAACGTTTGGAAGCGATTCGGCTGCGGCGATGCGCGACGGATGAATGCTCGAGTGGCTGACGCCATTGCGCTGCTCGAAGACGAATGGAGACGGGAATTGGAGCGGAGCGCCAGTGGATAGCGGGCAAGAAGCTTGAGGAGGACGTTATGAAGAAGACAACGAGTTCGAGGTCATTTAAGACCTCATTGGCAAAACTAACGGGTTCCGGATTTACCGGGACGAAGGTAAGTGGCTTGTCGAAGGCCACGAAGTTATCGCAGGGCATCAACTTCGGAAAAGCGCCTAGCAGCGCAACTTTGGTACCGAGTTCCGGCGCAAGCGGCGGATGGCAGCAGTATGCCTCGCAACTGGTCTCCGGCGGAGCAGCGAGTATTTTGACAGGCAGCTATGGAACCGGCGCCTTCGGAGGATTCGGACTTGGCCCGATCGTTTCCGGAATTCTGGGACTTTTTGGGAACAAACAAAAAAGCCCACCAGCCCTTCAGCCCTTCAATCTGCCGACCGCAAGTAATCAGACCGTGCATTTAGGAGCCGGCAGTGCGAGCGCAAGCAGGCCAAGCAACGTTGTCCATGTTCATGTACAAGCCATGGATTCGCAGTCACTCGTGGACCGCTCGAACGAGATTGCCAACGCAGTTAAGATCGCAATGTTGAATTCGCATTCGCTGAATGACGTGATCTCGGAGGTCTAGATGGCATCCTTTCCTGTTTTGTCAACCGGAGTCGTTGGACAGTATCCGATGGCAAAAGGCGTGAGCTACAACGTGGAAGTCATCCGGTTCATGGACGGCTCCGATCAGCGATACCTGACACGGGGTAAACCACTGCGACGCTGGCTGATCAAACTAGATCAATTGACCGAAGCAGAACTCGGCCAACTAGAACAGTTTTTCGAGAGCGCGCAGGGCAACTTCGGATCGTTTGAATTCCCCGACCCTTTCAGCGGGGCGAATATCCCGAACTGCCGGGTCGCCAATCCCTACCTGCTGACAGAGTATGCCGCGACAGGAAGCGGGAGCGTTGCGCTGATGGTGGAGGAATCGAGTGTCTAATCTGTTCTTTCCACAGCTTTCGACCGGAGCGCTCGCGCAATATCCGATCAAACGGACCAAGTCCGTGCACACGGTTGTGAACGATACGGAGGACGGATCGCGAATTTCGTATTTCGATCCCGACGGTTCGGTGCTGATTTGGGATTTGACGTATACGGGATTGACTCAGGCGGAGGTAAACGAGATGCAGTCGTTGTTTGATGCGTGTTATGGGCCGCTCCGGGCGTTTACCTTCATCGATCCGACCGCCAATCTGCTCTCTCCGATCTGGCAGCACTCTCCGCTGATTACGGTGCAGGGATCGGCGTACACCAATCGGTCAAACTCCGTTCTGGAAATAAGCCAAACGTTTGCCATTCCAGCCGGATATCAATATTGCTTTTCGGTCGTGAGCAGCGCGGCGAACGGTACAGCCGGATCGCTTGCGTTAATCCGGCGAGGGCCGAATTCTCAGCAGCGCGATTTCTTCTCACTCGCGCAACGTCAGATGGTCAGCAGCGGAGCGCTCGCCGACGGCGGGTCAAGCTTCACAATAGCGATAGAACTGCAGCCGGGCCAAACCTTCGATTTCGAGCAAGCCCAACTCGAAGCGCAGGTGGCGCCATCGGCGTTCCGGCCCGCTTCAAACACGAGCGGGATTTATCCAAAGGCACATTGGGCTGTCAATGAGCTGCTGCTTCAGGCTGAGGCGCCCGATTCGTTCAGCACGCGCTTCACGATCGAGACATACACATAGGATTTCAAATGTCGACTATCAACGTAGTGAAGGAAATGGCGGAGGCCGACAGTCCGCTATTGCTCTTCGAATGCCTGTTACCAAACGGAGCTTACCAGCGGTTCAGCACCCAAACAATTGTGTTCGGCGGCAACCTGTACTCGGCTCGAGTGCTGAAGCACAATTTGTTTAGTTTTCAGCTCTCCGCCGATGATGCGATGGACGGCATGGCGCAGCTTTCGCTCACGCTGGCGAATGCGGATTCGGCGCTTTCGCAGATTCAATCGGCGGCAGGCTGGAAGGGTACACAACTCACGGTGTATTTCGTATTCGCCGATCTCGTGACGGGGACCGTA